ATTCTGTCTGTATAATATCCAATAAACAAGCAGGGCCGTAACCATGCTTTGTGTCCCCGTAACCAATCAATCTCGTGGCGCCGCCAACGACTGGCGAAGTATCAATACCGTCAAGTGCCAGCGCAGCAAGCAGCCCTTTATGGCTGTCGTTGATATATTCTAAGTTACGCTCCGGCTTCATAAACGCTCAGTGTCCCTTGCCATGTTATGTTGTTGTTGGCTGCTCCGGTAACAACAATAACCGCGTCCGTCGACGAACTAGAAAATGCAACATCCCAACCCGCCTGGTCTTCACCCTGAATAACGTCGGGGGTGCCTATACCCGTCAACACGCCCGCCGTATTACGGTAGGCACCAGTCATGACATACCAAGCGCCATCGTTAATAGTACCTGCAGAGCCGCCCGTTCTGTGCGCCACTACGTAACATTGTAGCAGCACAACCTTACCGTCTTGAACAGGTGTACGAACCAACGCAGTAGGGGTGGCGTCCGTTGTGTTCACCTTAGCCGAGAACCTCAGACCGTACACCGAAGTCCATAATTGGTATATCGTATTCAGAAGCCCGTTGAAAAAGGCCGCCGCTTGCTTGTCGCCCAAGAAACTATTGGGTACTTGCAACGGAGGTGGGTTTACTTTGATACTCATATACAAATTTCCATGTCGATGTTCGCGTTATAGATAGCCCAATAGATTGGGTCGCTAACACGAACGCGGAAAACGCAAGAACCTTTAAACCGCCCGAATGGACCTGTGTGAACTGTAACTTGCTCACCCAATGTGCCAACGCGCAGCATACGCTCCGTACCGAAGCTTTTACCGCCGTCCCTGGACACAGACACCATGACACGCGGGTCGCTACCCTGGCCTGTTAGTAAACCAACTCCGGTTTCTAATACCAATTCAAAGCTGTTTATTTCAAACTCTTTATTATCGGGACCAATCATACCGGAATGAATTGGGGCAGTGTCTCTTGTGCGTACTATAGCGTCGCCGACATCGGAATATGTTTCAGCATCGAGCTCGTATATGTTACCGCTGTTGTGCTCCGCTACGAGGTGTTTATTAAAAACATTTGCATAGCTGTTAGCGCGAATGCGTCCTTCACCCGTACCCCATTGGAACCACTCACCACCAACAGGGAAGACCCAACTAATGTCTTCACTCGGAAATGTAGCAACGTAAAACCACTGTCCTTGGAGCTGCATGGTCCACCCAATGCAGTCAGAAGTTACAAGGTATTTAGAAATCTTTTCCGCCATCGCGGGGTTGCTTATAACTGTGTCAACGGCTGACGAGCCTGGCGATAGTGTGTGAAACTGCTTATCGCTTCCAAAGAAGAACATAAAGTCAGGTGTATCCGCAACGGAGTAAATCGCTCCGAGGCCAATATTAAGTACAGCACCTTGAATTTTATCAAAAGGTGGGTTTCCCTGTCCTGAATTCCACCATGGCTCGACTGTACTTGTACCCATTAGATACAGTGTTTCACGCCAGGCATAAGGGATTAGTAGATCGTCAGAAAAACTTTCGGCCGACGCATTATTTAACCCGCTTATAGTACTAGGTGTGCCGACGTCTGACACGTCAAAACCCTGTCCCGTACCACTATCGTAAATCGCTTGGTTGTTCAACACGGCTACGCCGCGTGGAGTACCAAGGTTGACACTTGTGTTCTGGGTCAGTGTTGTACCGTCCCACACATATACCTGCCCGCTGCCATTAGCTATAATAACCTGTGCACCCATGGCGCTAAGAATGCAGCGGCTGCTGCCTGGTATTGTGCCGAGTGAAGTATGAACACCGACGCTGTTGACTTCATACAAAGTTGTATCCGTGACTTTGTAGAGCTTGTTTTGGTTAACCAACATCCCACGGTCGGCGCTGCCAGCAGAATCTTTAAATGCCTTCAACCCATAAAAAGACTGTAGTATGTATTTACTACGGCCTTTTTCTGTCTGTTGTAGTACTTGCGGCCAAAAGTTGCGCGTCAACTGTTTTGTCAGCGGACGCGACTTATGCTCGTAGTACCCACCAGTTATGTTTACCGGAACAAGCATTAAAAATCCTGTACATCATCCGTAGACGTGTATTCTTGTATTACGAGCTCGGACAGTTTTAACATAGCTAGATCACCGTCGTCGCCAGCGGAAGTCTTTATCCGCAGAGCGCGGCTTTCCGGCACACTGTAGCTTATAAGTAACTTTTCTTCAATCAAAAGGCAGAAATACGGCACGATAGTGTCAGGAACTTCGCCGCTAAACGCCCAGCTTGCAAGCCCACTTTCTTTCACACGAGCATATGCTTCGCTGTATGCAACATCTATGCGTGCGTCATCTTGCGATTCCAAGCTTTGGCCAACAGGCACAATGCCTAGATCTTCACCGACACGTTGCAGTATTTCTGCCTTTGTTGCCATTTACGCCTACTCTTCCTCGCTCTTACCAGCCCATTTCGAAGCAAGCCGACTTGCAATAGATTGTGTCTTTTTGTCGCTTGCGCGTTGTGCGTCGGCTTCTTTCTTTGCTTTAAGATCGTAATCGTGAATTTCCTCTTCCTCAACTTCACCTTCTACGAAGCAAGGATGGTTGCGCACTTTACGCAGAACAACCTGATCGGTAACTTCTTCTGGCTTGCCGCGCACAAACTTTTGAAGACCCATAAAGTCAATGACGCGCGGGCTGTCTTCACCACCACCAACGTAAGTATACACATTGACGGTAGGTTTGCTTTTCGTCGCCTGAACGGGCGCTTCAGCAACTGTATCTTCTACAACTTCTACTTTTTTCTTGGCCATGTTACTCTCCTATTTTCCGCAGCCTTGTTGCTTCTGACAGTGATTTGACATCGATCTGCGAGGCTACGGCTCTCGCGGTCTTTGACAAATTATTGTAGACTTGCATCGCCCCGTCATGCGCTGCGGCTTTAAGCGCGAGTTTGCGACGTTCATCTTGGACAGCGTCCATCTCTGCTTTATGCTCAGCGGCCATAGCAGCGAAAGATTCCTCCGAAAATATGCCAACTTCGGTATCATTTCCCCAATCTCTTCCTTCCACATATCGGCTCTTACCAACATGGGAAACTTCCGGTATAACAACCTTGACGCCGCGCCCTTTAGCAAACCCAATCCATGCTTCTACACATGGCCGCTGCCAAAAATATTCATGGTCACTGATGGAAAGGTCAACACCATAAATTTGTAACTCTTCAACACCCATTAGCAAGGCATAGGCAATCATATAGGCGGGAGACGACGTTAAATAAAGCGATCCGTAAAGCTGTTCAACTTCGGCATATGGGTAGACTTCCATATTCGGGCTGAGCGAACCAAATTTTTCACCAACAATAACTTTATATTTCTTTGCCACTTGGTGCAAGGCGGCTTTGTACCCAGCTACATCGTGGTGTTCAGAAAGATTGTCGTGAACTTCAAAAACGCGGGTTACTCGCTTAGCTGTATGCCGGTGCATACGGTTGCCTAGAACCCATATTTCAACTTCTTGGTCGTCGTACGGAGCCATAAACTCCGATGACGGCGAACCACAAACTATTGCTACTTTCATTGTCTCTCCTCAATGAAAAGAAGCTAGGGGTGGTTAGCCCCTAGCAACCCTATTAGTCACGATAGTATTTAAGATCCAACGTGATGGTGCCTGTGTTTGTAAGAGTAGGTGCGTCGCGCACAATACCCTTAACATCAAAGAACCCACCTGGATCCGAAGTCTGTCCATTGACAAACTCCCAAGCTTGCTTACCACCGTTAGCAAAGTCCTTGATTACGCTCGCACCTGTCAACACAGTTTGCGCCGTGGTCAAAGCTAAACCATCATTCAGCGCATCGTCGTCTGAAGTGATGTTGCTATCAACAGCGTACAAACCAATGTCTAGTGTAGGAGCGCCTGACGTTGCAAGATCGTCCCAATAAACATGGCTTCCACGCATATCAATACGCGCACTCGAAGGAATACGCATCTTGAAATCGACAATAGTACCGGACGCGCTAGGCGCCAGTTCAATTGTCCGAACACCAGGACATACAAGTGTCCCGGCGTCACCTTTGCCGAAAATTAAATTAACCGCACGGCGGACGGTGGCAAAAACTGTAGCCATTTTCTACCTTCCTTGTTAGTTGTTAAGAAGATTGGCTGAGGCGGTTAAGCCCCAGCCTTATCTAAACA